CTATCGAGCGCGGTGTTGCCCTTGTTCAGATAGTCGGAGTACAGAGCGCGGTTTTTATCCGCAGCGTCACGCTCCGCGCCACCCCCGAAGAGGGTATCGAAGAATCCTGCCATCAGATGTCCTTTAGGTGTATTGCGCCGCTGGCGGCGAAAAATTGCTTGTCCAGCGGGCTACGCCGACGCTGAGACGGACTTCATCGAAGTAGAAAGATGACGGCGACGAGGTAACCGCGCCAAGCCGCCCAATGGACCATGCGCCAGTCCCGTCCCACATGGGATTTGGCATCGAAGTTGACGCCTCTTGTATTCCGTTGACGTAAAGTCGTCCGGTCGAACCATTTCTGACGATTGCGAAATGGGTCCAGCCGGACGATCCATTGAAATTCGTCGTGGCTGAGAGAGATTGAAATCCGGCGCTATCTCGCAAAATTACAAACGTAACGCCGTTTGCTCCGCGCTGCATATAGATGCTCTGACTATCAGCACCACCAGCCGAGTCAGATTGGCCAAGAATATTTGCGAGGCCAGTTGTCCCGTTGAAGTCAATCCAGCAGTCAAGCGTGTAGTCGTTTGAACCAAGCGTGAAGTCCGCATGATCCGGCGTGGTGATGTACCCGGATGTCGTCAGCATTGACGACGGACCAAACTTCGCCCGCGCAGTTGACGTTACCGCATTCGTCGCCGTCCATGTCTTTGCGGAGCCGCCAGCGGCGATATCAGTGAACGTCGTACCGCCGTTGCTGCCGTCCATGTGCAGCAGGATTTTCGTAAAGGCGTCGTTGCCGGGAACGCCATTGCTTGAGATCAGACCAAGCCCGAAATGGCTCACGCGATCAGGCTCCCGCTCAACTGCCAGGTATCCGTTGCGCGCTTGTAGAGCGTCGCGCTTGCGTACTGCCCCGCAATCGACTTGTAGCTCGCCAGCGACGTAATCAGAACGCCGGAGCCTTGCGCCAGTGTGGTCTTGCCCGCCCCGGTTTGCGTAACTTCGATCTGCGTCCCGACCGGGAAGGCCACGGACGAATTTGGCGGCACTGTCACCGTGACCGGCGACGAATTGGAGAACTCGCAGATAATACCCGCGTCCGACAGAACGAACGTATAGCTCGTTCCGGTCTGCGGATTGATGGTCCGCGTGATATTGGACTTGAGCGCAATCGCAGCATCAATCGCCGCAAAGTCCACATCCGAGAGCGGTTGCAGCGTTTCCAGAAACTTGAGCTTTTCGTACCAATCAGGATTGATCGCGCCGCCGATCTGAATGGGGACATTCTGACCTGGGATCGTCACCTTGCGGGCCATCAGCGAAGCGCCTCAGCCTGCATGTTCGCGCCCATAAAGCCGAACGGGACGGAGCTTGACTCATCGAAGCGCCAGCGCACTCCCTGCACTTCAGCCTGTCCCCACAATGCTGAACGCACGCGACCGGCTGTCAACGATTGCCGGCCAACCTTGATCGGCCTGCCCGGACTCCATGACGTACCGCCATCGCGCGAGATCGAAATCTCAACGTCAGGATCGGTCTGCACGGGGTCCGTACCCGTCGCGATACCGACGCCCTTTGTCAGGTAAAGTTCAATCCCATTGATCCGCAGGACTTGCGGGAAGCCGCCAAGCGGCCCCGTCTCGATCCTCATGCGCAGCGGATACCCGACCTCATCATGTGTCGTTGGGCTTATCTCAAGCAGAGCATTCGAGCTACGCGCGCCGCAGAACCACTTTCCAAATGCATTGACTGGGAATAGCCCGCGCCAGTAGGTCAGCAGATGACTCTGACGCTCGTGCCAGCTTTGGAGAACCGTGTCGAACTCCCAGCACCAAGTCGGGCCTTGGACTACGACGTAACCACGGCCCTGCGCCACATAGACCGAAATGCTAATCGCAGTGCGATCCGTTTCCGCCTCGATAAGCGTATCAAGCTCAACAGGCGAGATCGGCGTGAACTGATAGCCATCGAGCCGCGATACCTTCAGATCATCGCCAACTGCATAGATACCCTTGCCCCAGCCATCCTGATCGCCAGTGATCGCGTAAGGGCCGACAACCCCGCGCGGGATGGTGGCAATGTAGCTGAACGGGTAGCCTGTGTCGTTGACCTGCCCGCCCCACACTTCCGTTGATGCCGATCCGACAAGCAGCAACTGACCGTTGCCGAGAGGCATGGGCCGATACAGCGTGTCGGGCTTGCTCTCAGCCGTCGCCACATCCAGCGTGTTGATGCTGGTAGAATTAACGCCGGACGTTCTGGTTTTCCCGTCGCCATACGTGAAGACAAAAAAGCCCTTGAGGAAGCAAACCGAATTGGGCTGCCCAACATCGGCGTCAGGCCATGAAGAAACCGACCCGCTCGCGATCTGCACAACTCCGTCACCCGGAGAGACAATAGCGATGTTCGGCGTTGCCGCGTTGTTGCGTGCCATGATGACCGGCGCGGTACCAGGCACAGTCCCGGATAGCGGCGTCCCTGCCCCGCCAGATGACGAGAACGAATAGGCTGTGTCGTCAATGACGGCATAAACCGTGCTGCCGACTTGCAGCGCGCCGCGAAAGGTTGCTCCGCCGCTCGTGCCGAACGCTTTCAGCCCCGGCGTTCGCCAATAGATGTATTGCTCGCCAGCCGTCCCGCTCAGTTTCTCAGGGAAGCAATTGATAAGCCTGCCGCCCGCTGACTGTGGCTTTCGCCCCGGTGCGGATAGCAGGGGAAACGGGATCGCGGTCATTAGAAATAGTTGCCCGCTGCGACCTGGTAGGTCGGATCATCCGCTACCAGGTAGCGCAAATCGGCCTCAAGTGATCGAACGTAAGCCATGTCCGGCTTTTCATTCGAGAACTTCGATCCAGCGAATGCCGCAACGATCAATGCGATATTATCGAAAAGCTCTGCGGGTATTTCGTCGCGGTCCCCGATGTAGACGATCTTCGCAATACGGCTCAGTACGCCGTCGATCTTGTTGTCAATCGTCTCGTATTCAGGCTGACCTAGAGATTCCCCGGCAACGGCCTTGCCCAAAATTGACGCGACCTCATAAACAAGATCATCCGCTGTTTTGGTGTCAGCCATGCCAAGCCCTCAAAAGAGAAACGGGCACCCCGAAGGATGCCCGTAGTTGTTGTTAGACCGCAGCCGAGAACGGAGTCGCTTCCGTACCGCTGCCGGTAAGCAGGCCAGTCACGCCCCAAACGCCGGAGGCGATGTCCTCAAGCTCAACCCAATCGCCCTTGTTGACGCCGCCAGTGGTGGTGCCGTTAAGGGTAATGGTGTCGCTCGATGCGGCAGTCTCGAAGCCCTGCACGGCGTTCGAGGCATCGTCAGTGTTGAAGATCACGCCGCCCGCCATAACGTCCGTCGAGTTGGCCACCTGGATCACGTAGTTCGAGGTGTTGACCACGCTGACGCGGAACTTGAACTTAGCGCCAGTGCCGGAAGCGGCAGGGAGCGTGAAGGTCAGTGCAGCTCCGGACGCACCCATGAGAAGGGTCTGTCCGTCGTGCTGTTCCGCCGTAATGGTCGTGGAAGCCGTCAACGTCCGAATACGGCTGTTTTCCATATTCGGAAACTGATCCCGAACCGGGAAGGATTGATTAAGAGAAGCAACCATTGTGTGTTGTCCTTTCCAGTTTCAGGATTAGTCGGTTGCCGACGCGAAGAAGCCAGTCGCAACGCCCCACTGAACCAAGTTCGATCCAGTGTTCGGATGCTTCTTGAAAATCTTCGAGACGCCGTAGGCCATTTCGATGCCGGTACCGGTGACGAAGCCGTAGTCGTCTTCCTTGCGGAAGGTTGGCTTTGCCATCTGGCCCCAAGCAAACGCTGCGGCCTGCTGACCACACAGGAACACAGGCTCGACACGAGCCGATGCGGCACCGGCAGTCTTGAGCGACGTCCAGACGTTGGTCACGAAGGACGAGATTTCCGGCACCTGCCGGACGATCACGCCGTCGTAAATCTGGTCGCCGTCCTGGAACAGTGGGTTCTTGTCCACGCCGTTCTGTTCGCGCGGGCGGGCGTCCTTGTTGATGGTCTCCAGCGAGGCCTTCAGATCGCGGAACGTATTGATGCCCGCGAACGCCACGTAGTATTCGTAACCGTCCGCAGTCTTGAACGGGCGAATCTTCGGGCTGGCGCCCATGGCGACACGCTTGAGAAGCGCGAGGTTCGATGCCGTGAACTTGTCGTTCGTGGTATCGACGTTGCCGAGCGCAGTTGCGTGGGTGGCGTTGTAATTGGCAGTCGAGTTGCCGTACAAGATACGATCCGAGTTCGCCGCGTTCCAGGTATTGCGCTGGGCAGCGGTTGCAAGATCGTACTGGATGCCGTTAACGCGAGTGCCGGTCGAAGGCAGCGTTTCGGACGGGAGCGCCATGAACGCGGCGATAAGCTCGTCACGCTGAAGCTCCTTGCCCCAGTCGGCCAGCAGCGGCTTGGCTTCACCGAAGATGTCGGCAGAGTCCTTCTGGCTTTCTGCCTTGTTGGTCACAACGGCGTGGCGGGCCCAGTCGAGGCGGACGCGCATTCCGTAGTTGTCGATCTGCTCTTCGTTGCCGACCAGCGTGCCGGTCGAAACGCCCGCACCAGTCAAACGCGAGACCAGCGGGATATTCATTTCTTCGCCGCCAGCCTTCAATTCATTCTTGATACGAATGATCGAATTGAGCGCCGTCCCCATGTAGGGCGAAAAGAGATTGCCGCGCACATACTCGCGGTTGATCTCCTGGGTATATTTGACCAGCTTGTTGTTGGTCTGGATGGTAGTAACAGCCATTTTTTCAGCCTTTCCGCGCCATCACGACCGCCCAATAAAAAACCCGCCGTGAGGCGGGCTGTTTGTCCTTGGTGCGTGTCGTGTCAGCGCATTGCGTGTGCGAATAACGATGAATCGCTCATGTCCCCGACTTCATCGGAGGCCGACCTTGCGGGCGGCACCCTACCGATGGACGGGGGGAGTTTGAAAACGGTGTTTGGCTTTTCCTCAGGAACGGGCTGCAACTTCGTCAGAAGCTCGCCCTTGAACTTTTCATCCTTCAACGCCTCTTCCAGCCTACGCTGGAAAAACGCATCAGGGTCTCTGCTGGCCTCTGCGCCGCGATACCAGTTAACGATGTCGCCATATGGGTCCATCGACTGCTTCACGGCCTGCACGATTGCAACGGCCTGTGGATCGCCGGCCTTCGCGGCCTGATCCAACGCACTAAACGCTTCCGTCACCCTCTCCTGACCATGCTCTCGAATGGCATCCTTGCGGGATACCGTTTCGATGAAGGTGGAGAACTGCTGTTGCAGCGGCGTGACAACCTCTTCGATATTGGACCGGACAAATTCATCCGGCTTTTCGAAGATGTCGGGCTTTGCCACGGGTTCGGGCTTGGGCTGGGATGCAAGGAAACGCCGCTGCAATTCGGCATTCTGCTGCCGCAATGCATCGCGCTCTTCCCTGATTTCCTTCAGGCGCCATGATGGAACGTGCGCTTCGTCCTTCGGCTCGGCAGGCTTGGTTTCCTGCGTGGCTCCCGGCTTCGGCTCTAGCTCCTCTGTCTTGGCGACAAATCGGCCATGCTCGTCACGGGCGCGTGAATCGCCCTCGTCGGCTACGATCTGTTCGACCGCCTCCGGCGCTTCGTCGTTTAGTGCAGAGTTGAAAAGTTCCTCACTTGAGAGTTCGTTGAGTTCAGCCATTTTTCACCTGTTCGCCGTCTCGTGGCGTGACGTATGCCGACATATCGCTGTCAGCGTGCGAGGGTAGTCATTGAGCCGGTATCGCTGGCTCGTGCGATTCTTATGCGTTAGCGGGCTGGCGGGACGCCATCTCGCGGTCTGCTTCGCGATCCCGAATGCCTTGCTCGAAGCTGGCGCTGGCGAGTTGCGCTTCATGCTCGTGCTTTACGGGCGCAAGCGAAGCCTCAACGGTCGTCTTCAACGCCGCAGCGTTCTTTTGCTTTGCGCTGGCGTTGCGCTCCAGGATTTCCGAGACGGCCTGTGCAATTTGCACTTCCATCGGGAGTTCATCCGGTTGCGGCTTCGGTTCGGCGCCCATCTCGGGCTGGCCGGCTTCTTGCGCCTTCGCCATGTTGAGCATGGCCTTGGATTTGGTCTCCTCGACCTTCGCGGCCTCGCCCTCCAGCGCGATTCGCTTGGCCTCTTCCTCTGCGGGATTTGGCTCTGGCGGCTTCGATGCCTCGCGGAACTCTTTCTTTGCGGAGGCAGGCAGCGCCGACGTCTCAAGCAGCACCTTGACGGCAGCTTGGGCTTGCGGCGGCGTCAGCATTCTTGCGACAGACGGCAAGACCTGCGTCAGAGTCTCGTAAACATCGGCCTGCGCGTTGACCGTATCCGGGCCTTCATCGAGGATAATATCGACGTCGAGCGAACCGAGCGCGTTGACCACGGTTGGCTGGCCGGTCTGAGGATCGACTCCTGTCCCGTTGATCTGGATGAACTGGGCAAGCCCTTCGTCGTCGGTGACGCGAATGTAACGCTCTGCGGTCCAGTATTTCTGCACGGCACAGAACAGCGCGCGATAAACGCGGACCTTCCAGCCCCGATAGCCAAGGATATACGGCCCAAGCTCGGCCATGCCCGCCTGCTGCAACAATTGAATTGCGCGGCCAGACTGGTTCTGGATGTCGCCAATCAGCGCCTGGTTCGGCCCGTAGTTATCGAGTTCCTGCTTGTCCTCTTCGAGGAGCTTGGCCCAGCCGGCGAAGTCGAATGATCGGTCGTCTGCCTTGATGCCTTCGTTGACGTTGCCGTTGACCAGCACCACGCCATCGTCGCGCGCCCATTCGGTGCGGGCCTTCTCCACGTCCTGAACGCTGCCCTGCGACAGCATCAGCCGACGAGAGGCGAGGATATGGTTCAGCTTGGAATGCTTGAAATTGAACGAGTCCTGCGAGGACTTCATGTGCCGCACGAAGCCATAACGGTCGCCGTCATGGTCCACGTTGCAGGAGAACATGATGTACTTGCATGTCTCCTTGTTCTTCTCGTCCGTGAGGTAGGACTTACCTTCCATCAGGATTTGGCCGCCAGTAAAGATCGCCCAGCACCAGCCGCCGTTGTGCTGATACCAAATATCCACAAGGCGAACGAGTTTCTTGGACCCGTCAGATGAGAACCACTTCTGCTCCCGATCTGGGTTAGATGTTAAATCGCTGCCATCCTGACCTCCGATGTCTTCCGCGTCCGGGAACATATCCTTGACAATATCGACGTCGGTCCACTTGCCCATTCCCATGTAACGGGAATCGGAGAAGTCGGCGCGATAGGAGCGCGGGTCGTAGAAGAACGAATCCGGCTCAACAATGTCAAAACCAACCTCGGGGTCGCCGTGATCGCCCTGCTCCAGTTCGATCTCAATGCCGCCGATGCCATCAACCGCACCGTCGCGGGCGCACTCGGGAGACTTTGCCTTCCACTCCTGCTCGTCCAGCACATAGCGAAGAACGGCGGTTGCCAGCTCGGCACCCTCTTCCTGCTTAGGCGTGCGCGGGAATGCTTTCGGGTCTTGGCGCAGCCGCTCAATGAGGCCAATCGTGCCGTCAATCTTGCGGGCAATGCGGTTCTTGGTGGACGGCGGCTGGCGGCGCTTCTTGAGGACCTTAAGCTGTTCTTCCGTCCACTGGGCACCGTGATAGTAGCGCCGCGCGTCCTTTTGCTCCTCAATCTCGTTCGTCTTGTTGCCGAGATAATCGAGATAAGCGCGCTTACACTTCGACAGCGACCAATAGCCAGCCTTGTCCTTGCTCTGTCCGCTTACGCCACCTGTTGACGGCGCAGCACTGCCGCTGACGTAACCAGTGCCCGCGTTCATTCAGTATGCCAGCCAATCATTGTCGCGGGTTTCGGTTTCATATGTTTTGTATCCTGAGATATTCGTCGGCGTTCCCGCCGCTTGCGGCTTCTGGCCGCTCATCATCTTGTCGAGCAACTGGCCAACGAGGCCGAGAGCATCCACCTGATCGTCATGCTTGCCAGCGGGAAAGCTGAGCAGTTCTGACCGCAAGTCTGCGTACCAAGGCGCGTTAAAATCGCAGTAGAGGCCGTTCAACGCCATGTTGGAGCGGATAGACTGCGCTCTGATGGCCTTGTCGCCTCTGGTCGGGAATTGCTCCCGCACCGTGTAAGCCTTTCGCTCGCGCATCCGCCGCTCAAGAAACGGCCCGACGCCTGATTTAATCTGGCCCTGTTCCTCGGCCCAGCTCATCGGCTTCCATTGCAGGACAAGATCGCAGAAGGCCTCAACCCACACATCCGAAGCAGCCTGCTTGCGCCATAGATCGAGGAGGTACATCCGCCCCTCGGGGTCCAGGCCGACAACAGCATGGACGGTGAAATCGCCTCCGTCCGCTGTCACCGCGTAGTCGCTGCCGCCATAGACGCGCAGCGTGTCGAGCGGCGGAGCCTTTGTGTATGGCTTCAGCCACTCCGATTTGAAATAGTCGCCCTCTTCCGGGGCTGGCCGCTGCTGATAGAGCGCGGACCATGTTCTTGCCGGTGTTGTCTTCTTCAGCTCTGCAAGCTGTTCGGCATAACCATAATCGCCGTCAGCCCACAGAAACTCGCCAACCTCGCGGCCAAGCGGATCGTCTGGCTCGGCCTCTGCCGGGAGGCAAACAACCTTCCAGTCGTTGTGTTGCAACGCGCGCCCGGCAAGATCGTCCTCGTGCCAACGCGTTTGAATCAATATCTCCGGCGCACCAGGGACGAGGCGCGTTCGGAAGTCGTTGATGTACCACTCCCAGATACGATCTCGGATCAGTTCCGAGTCTGCGTCCTGCCTTGACCTGACAGGATCGTCGATCATGCCAAGCCCGGCACGAAACCCGGCGATACCCGTTCCCACGCCCGCAGCGTAGTATTCCGCGCCCGTCGTCAGCGCCCAGCGGCCCGCCGCCTGATTGTCCGCCGACACGTTGATGCCAAGCACCAGCGAATCGTCATTGACCGCGTTACGAACTCGCCTCCCCCATTTCTCGGCAAGCTCGGTCGTATGTGAGGCCGCCAGAATGCTCGTACCCTGCCAGAACTGCATCAGCCACGGCGGGAAGATCACGCTGGTATAGGTGGATTTCGCACTGCCCGGCGGCATGAACACCGCCAGTCTGCGCGTCTCGCGCCTTGCAACAGCCTCCAGCTCCCTAATCAACAGCCGGTGATGTGCAGCAGGCTCAAAGCCCTTGTAGCGGGAGTATTCAGTTAAGCTGCGACGGATCGACCGACGCTTCAGCAGCTCCTTCGCCGCGTCCGGTCGCGATACCTGCAAGTTCATCGTCGCTCAGTTCCTTGGCGATCTGCTTGCGAACAGTCATGTCAACGGTTTGCGCTGGTTTGCCCCAGCCCCGGTCCAACAGTGCCTGAGCTGCCGACACGCGGGCAGCTGGAGGCGCTTCATCATTCGCCATGATGTTAGCGAGCGTTCTCAGCGCAGAGTCTGTGTGCGAGCGCGCCAAAGATCGAATATCGGTCGGTGTTTTAGCCACTTAATTAAGTTCCGCCTGTCTGAAATAATCCCCAATGACTGCAACTCACCCAATGGCCTATGCAATCTATTTTCATGCTTATCCGGTTGAGACACACGGCCCTATATCTTGTTGGTGCCTTCGACGCCGCGCCGCATCCGCGCCAGCGTGCGCTGTTGCAACCAGTGTTGCGCTTCCTCGACTTTGGTCAGCGCAAGTGCGTTCTCTCGGCAGGCAAATGGGCCGGCCTGAAACGACTTGAGGCGGTCAGCGACGATAGCAAGCAGCACTTCCTGTGTGATGCCGTTAACGCCGTGCTCGTTGATGGGGCCGTTCTGGAAGCTGATGGAATGGTCAGCAATTTGGTAAGGCTTCCCGCTGCCGTCGTCGGTGGCCGCGATACGGTATTCGTGGTTTGCGCCGCCCGCTCCGGGCTCATCGACCACAGTAATTCGCAAGCGGTCATTGACGGGATTGACGATGTGGTCAGTAATCTCTCGCATTTTTTGGCCTCCTAGATGTAGTGGGTTTCAGCGTTTGTGTGCGGCAACCGGATAATCTATTTGATAGGTCCATTTGGAGTTAGGCTGCTCACGCACAGGGAGGCTCAATCTGTTCATCTGTTGAGAAATGATCCGGCGTTCCGCGCGCAAAGGTGAAGCGCTCGATCT